TGCATTTTCTGTATAATGTTCTGTTATACCTTCTCTTGAATCATCAACATAGTTTAGAAAACAAGAGATAGGCATTCCTCGTTCTGTACCACCATTTGAAAGTACAGGCGTTGCGAACATAAACCACAGATTACTTGCGTAATCGTATAATCTTTGTGCGTGGTCATCATCATCTGCAAAAGTACGTGCTGCACGAGCAAACGCTTCTTGCGGAGAAGATTCAGAAGGAATTAAATATCTGTCTTGCAGAGTTTTTAAACTAAACTCTGTTAAAAGTTTGTCTTTACTATAATCAATTTTCATCTAAGTGCCTTTTTAAAGTTGTATTTATAACTTCTTTGTTTTCTTCTCCGATTGCTGTATCGCAGTATGTAAGTAAATCCATCAGTTCAACATTTTGTAAAAGTTGTTCTGAATTTTCATTGAGATTTTGAATGTACTTATACTTTCCATCAATTGGACAGGAATCGTAGATATCGAAAACATCTCCATATTGTTCCATTATCTGTACTGCGCGCTTTGGACCAATTCCAGGGATACCTGGGATGTTGTCCCCCTTGTCGCCAGTCAGACATTTGAATGTAATGTAATCGGGAATTTCAAAGTCATAATGCTCATCCCAATTATGTACTGTAGTCTCTTTACGAGTTACAGTGCTAAATCTTGACACTCTGTCATTGATTAGCAAGTCCCAGTCCCTATCTGATGATATTAACCAGCACTCATCTAAGCCAAAGTTATCTAAGTTTTTAGTAATATATGCTGCAATATCATCTGCCTCCACTCCTTTGAAGTGAAAGACTGGATGTTTTTTTCGTATTTCTGTCAGTGTATTTGCAAACTCTGCCATAAACATTTCAAACTCTTTTTCTTCTTGAGGAGTTTGCTCTGCGTATTTATCTTTACGATTTGCCTTATACTCTGGAAATATCTCTTTTCTGTAGCTACTGCCACCATCTGCACACACGACTATCGTGCCAGCATTGTATGACTTTGCTAAACTTTCGACTGTTCTTATATAGTCGTATTTAAAATCTAAAACGCCTTGATGTTTCCATCTAAATGCAATGTTGAGTCCATCAACTATCAGCAAGTTCCCACGAGGGGCTGGGTTCCCAAGGTCTGAGAATTGGATCGCCATGTGTAAACTGTATCTCCTCTTTTTCTAGCCAGTGTTCTGCGATTAAGATATATGCACCTAGCCATGCAATATGTATATATCTTATTGTGTTCTTTGGTTTTCTTGTAGTCGCAACAAAGAATTTGCCGTGATTCTCACGAAAGATGAGAAGCGGCTCTTGTTGCATATCCTTTGCTTGTCTACAAAGTTTACTCCACCATTTGAAAAGATTATTACTTTTCTGTGTATATATTTTACTATCAAAACCTACATTCTTATAGAATTTTACTTCTATACAAAATACATTAATTTTATCGGGTACTCTTAGATCTCCTTTTATTTTACCACTACCAGATCCAGGAGTTTGTTCCCATTTTTCTTCAGTAAGTCTACCTAACATAGACATTACTTGGTCTTCTCCTCGTTGACCTTTTTGTCTAGGATTGACCATCTAATCTACTTATTTTATCTTCTTTTATTACTTCTATCTTGGACAGTAGTGGGTGTGTCCAACCATGTGAAACTATATATGTATTCAAGTTTTCCTCTCTTAATAAAATTTCAACAAGTCTCTCTTTTCCTATTTCATCAAGTACATTTGTTACTTCGTCTAGGAATAGAACATTAATTCTTGACTTGGATATACTACTCATTAGTTTACGAATAGCAAGAAGTGTAGAAGTATTAACTCTTGCTAATTCTCCTGCACTTAAAGCAAGTATATCTACTGATTTGCCATTGTCATCTATCTCAACATTAAGTTTATCGTTGAGTACAACAAATTCAAGACTAAATCTTCCATCAGATAAATCTGCAAGATACTCGTTTGTTAGTTCTTCTAAATCTTTTACAAGATTCTCTATTTTATATGCAAGTAGTCCATTTGTACTAAATGCTTTTTTAAGTATTTCAACATTTGAGAGTTTATCTTCTATGCCTCCTATTGAGGATAGTAACTCATCTAGTTGTTTCTCAAAATCTGTTTGCTGTTCTTCTATGATAGAAAGTCTTGTATTGTGTCTTTCTCTTCTTTCGTTTTCTTGTATTACTTCTTCGACACGACTTCTTCTATCTCTTATGCGAGATTTAATTGTTTCTATTCTTTCTTTTAAATCTTTGCTATTAGGAACTTCTGTTGGAAGAGTGTTATCAATACTTCTAAATAAATCTTCCCAGTTCTCTATTTTTTGTTTCATTTTGCGATGAACTTCATTATTTCTTTCAATTTTTTCAATCTCTTTTTGTACTTCTTCAAGTTCTTCTAAGAGTTTTGATTTTGCAGAATTATGTTTTTTATACTCTTGTTCGATAAATTCTATATCTATCTCTTGTCCACATGTAGGACAATCTTTTTCTGACGCATCTTTTAGATCAGAATACTTTTTGACCATTCTACTTTCAAAACTACCTTGGCTTTTAATTTCTCCAACTTTAGTTTTTAACTCAGATGTATCTTGTATTTTAGAATTCGCTACAAACTCTCTAGCGAGTCCTAAATCTATTGACTCCAACTCCTTTTTGTATAAATTATTTTGATTAATTTTTTTGGTAATTTCGGAGATATTTTCAAATTCTAATTGTAAAGATCGCAAAGTTTCTTCATCTTCTTCCGAGTAAAATGGTAATTCCAATTTTGGAAGTAGTGATGTATCTTCCAATTTATTATCTAATAACCACTTATTGATTGTGTCAATTTTCCCTTGTATGCGAGAAACGTCTCCACCTAAAGTTCGTGACAATTCCTTAAAAACATCAAAGTATTTTACATAATCATCTAGTTGTAAAAGATCAATTAAAAATCTCTTACGATTTGTATCTGTAGCAGTCAAAAACTGCAAACTTGCATTGGTATTTTGATAGACAATCTGAGAAAAAGTTTTGAAATCTATACCAATAATTTCTTCGAGCGTCTTGTAAGTATTTGTAGCAGTGTGTGAACTAATGTCTTCTCCATTTTTCCAGAGTTTTACTTTGATATTTGTTCTACGACTTACATCAATTTTATACTCGTCATCTACTACATCAAAAGACAAAGAAATATCGTAGCCATTATTGACTTCACGATTTGGTATGTCTGCTTTTTTGATTCCTTTTGAATTTTTATTAAATAATATTTCTTCGAGTATTAAAGGAATCGAACTTTTTCCTGTTCCATTTGTTCCAACAAGTTGTGTTACTGTGCTCTCATTTAAGTCTAGTTCATTTCCTGAGCCATAACTAAAACAATTATCCCACGTTAGCTTCTTTAGCGTAATCACTAAACACTCCTAAAATTTTCTTAACTTTGTTTTCATCTAACTCTAATATATAACCAAGATATTCTCCTAGTTCTTCTTCTATTGTCATTTCCTTATCCAATATTAGAGTCGCCTCTGTTTTTCTTTTTATGACTTTTTTGTCAAGTAATTCACTATTCTTAATATTACTAAGATCTGAAACATCACCTTCAATTTCATAAATTGTATGGTCATATTCTGTTTGTACCATTTCGCTTGGGTCTGTTACAGTTTTGCGAATTAATTGTGGTAAGTCAAATTTATGCCATGTCCAACTCCAATCTTTATTATCAATAAGTAGATATCCTGTTTTGACATGATTCCGATGAAAACTTGTAGTCATAGGACTGCCAGGGTATACAATATTTCGTTGAGTATTCTCGTGAGCATGTAAATCACCTGCAAATACGACTTTAAATTTATCAAATCTGTCTAAGTCTACTTCTGGTTGAACATGAGGTGGTATTTCACCTCTAACATGTGTAAATAAGACATCTGCTTTTATATTTTCTATAACATCTTTTTTATGCAAATCTGCATAAGGTAATATAGCATAGTCATGTGGAACCATCTCTCCGTATTCTAGTTCATCTACTACTCTTACAAGAGGATTAAGTTCATTTGTAACTCTTTTTAAATTACTAAAGAAAGTCTTATTCTTTTTAGTAGCTTCATGGTTTCCATCATAAATAATAGTTCTAACACTAACTCCTTTTACAAAATCAAAATAAAGAGTTAGTTCATCCATTGAGGGGACTCGGTCAAACAAGTCCCCACCAATGATGTGCAGATCAATATCCTTTTCGATATTATAAATTTGTTCAAAGAATAACTTATATCTGGTACAAGCCCATGATACAGGAACATTCTTTTGCCCTAGCTTTATATGCCAATCTGCAGTAAATAAAATCATGAGATGTCAAATTCCTCTGAGATAGATTCGTCTGGTGTTGAGTTATCAGCACCTTCTCTTAGTCTGTCAAGAAGTTCTTTTTGAGCATCGGCTGTAGGTCTTGGTAATACTTCATCCATAGACTTAAGATTTTCTATTAATGCTAGCTCATCTTCTGTTAATGGTCTTTGTTTACACTTTAAGGCTTGTAGTTGATATTCAACATTATAAGCCATTGGTCCAGTCTTAACTCTTTTGAAGTTTACATCCCATCCTGTTTTTGGATCGGTTGGATCACCTAAATCTTCTGCGGCAACCATGATTTGCTCGAGAAGTTTTTTCTTAAGATTTAATACTTTTATTTTGCCGTCATGAATACACTGAATCGCATATGCCCAACCACATTTAAGTTCTGGGTGATATTCTCTTACCCAGTCTTTTTCAATGTTAGTGAAAGATTCTGTGTTTCTATCAAATGATAAACATTCGAAAGGTAGGTTTTTTCCGTTCTCACCTTTTAGCCAGTAAACATATCTTGGTAGCATGTCACCGACTAAACGAACTTTGTTATCGCCTTCTACATAAGCGTAGCTATCGATTTTATTCTTTTGGGCTTCGCCCTTAGCTTGATTAAATTTTATTGCCATTTTATTTCCTTTATAGTGATTTCTTCAAATAAAAAATGAATACGATCATTTTCTACTCGTAGTAATCTGTTGTTTTTAATACTGTCCTCGTTCCCAGTGAAGTGAAGGAGGTCTAATGTGGTATCTTTATTTTTTTGGTACTCGAAATAATTGCGCAAGGAAGCGATACCTGCATACTGCGCAAGTTCGCTATCCGAGTACCTCCTGCGTTGAATGAATAAAGGTTTTGGGTTTACTAGAAATGAATTTCCATGAAAACTTTTTGTCCAAAACTTGTATATTCTATCATGTCTATTTACGGGAGGAAGTTTGTAGGTGAGAATATGTAGAATAGTCAAAATGTCTTTGACGCTTCCCTTGCTTTCTCTTAATATCTTTTCCCAATTATAGAATAACATTATAACAAAAATTTAACTCCATGTCAAGATATATTTTTTCATGCTATATTTCAGAAACTTCATAACCTTGTCGCATGTAATAACCCATTCTCGCACCTGCCTGCTTTCTAGCTGTGCGACCTTCTAAATGTATATCTACGATAACAGGCTGTAGTTTGCCTTCTCGTATACGAATAATTCTTCCGATAAGCTGTGTAAGAAGTGGCTCATTGTTTACAGGAGTCGCCAAAATAAGACAACTCAGGCAGTCCACGCTAATTCCTTCACTAAAAATACTCTGTGTTCCAAAGAGTATATCTTTCGCACCGAAGATCTCCT